GCACAGCACTGGATGCGGCCCTCGCCACCGCCAACGGCATCGAGGCCGTAGCAGACTCTTGGGGCTCTCTCCCTGTCCAACCAGGCAGTGCGATTGCTGTCTACAGCGAAACGGCTGGGACTGCCTACGGGCTTGCGTTCTACGAGCGCGCTGCCGAGGCTGTCTGATGTTCCAGGGAATCGCAGGGACTGGAAGTGGCGGGGTCCCATCTGGCGGCGGCGCAGCCGCAGGCGTTGTCCGCGTGCCCTTCGACTTCGCTTGGATGACGGACACCATCGATACCAGTTCTATGCTGACTGGACCGGTCGTTGATGACGGCTCCGGGCGCCTGACTTTCCCGTGTGCTGCATCGACATTGCAGGGCACGCTCCGCACTGCCAGCTACCTTGCCACCGCGCCATTGTCGGTACTCGCTGGGGTGTTGGGGGTGTCTGTCGCGGATATCCAGAGCGGCGCAGCCCCTTTCGAGGTCATCGTCTCGGATCCCTCTTTCCAGGCCCGCATCTCGGTGGGGTTCGCCCTGCTTGACTCAACCGCAGCGGACCAGGCAACCAACCGGGGCATTGCATCCGGCATCGGGCGCCTCAGCGCCACCGCTAACCAGTTCGCTGCAACCAGCGCCAAGAGCAACACCAGCGGCGCGACTACCTCCGTGACCGACGTGGATGCGTGGACACAGTGGCTCTTCCGGGTCTCGCTTAACGGGGCTACACCTGAGTACGAATCCACAGGAACTCTCTGGTACCCCGGCAGCGGAGGCAAGCCTAAGCCCTTCGCCAATACCGTGTGGAAAGAGGCCAACGCTACCGGTGTGCCTACGCACTTCGGGATCTGCGTGTTTCAGGAGGGTTCCACGGGGGCTACCGCAGGAGACACGTCGGTCACCATATCCGTTGCCGCCAGAACCAACGCTGACTCCACAGGCCAGCCATGAACCAGCCTACCCCCTCCGAGCTCGACGCCCACATCGTGGCCGCTGGCTATGGCGGTGAGTTGGTTGCCACCACCGTGGTCTGCGTGCGTGACGTTCTGCAGCCTGAGTTCTTCGGGGACTGGGTCTGCGTGCGCGACATTCGCAAGCCCGGCGCCCCTTGGTACATGGCAAAGTGCCGCACCCTGCCCACGCCCAACGAGCTCACCAAGCGCAAGCGCAACGCCAATGGCACCGCCATCATCCGTGCTGGTGTGCTCTACCGCCGTGCCATGGAGAAGGGCTACCACAGCCCCGGCAAGTACGGCACCCAACGCCCAGCCATGCGTCAGGTCGCCAACATCGACGTTCACCGTGACGACGACGGGGACAAGGTCATCGACTGGACACGCTGGTCCAAGGTCTGGAAGGACGCCAAAGGCATCAACATCCACGACTATCGGGGCAGCTCTGCCGGGTGCATCACCCAGCCGGAGCAAGAGGACGTGGACGACCTGCTGGAAGTCATCGCTGCCCACGGCGCCGACCGTTGGGACCTGCTCGTGATAGAGCCCCTACTTGAATCCTGAGGAGGACACCATGCTGAACCTACTGAACGCCGGATTTGTCCGCGGACTCTTTGCCACCCAACTCGAAGACGTGATCGAGGCGGGCAACCCCGACATGGGCGAGGCGGAGGCTTTCGCGGCTGCTGAAGCCAAGCTGATCAAGGTCCTCGACGCGATGCTGGCCTTCTCCGGTCCGCTGGAAGCCATCACGGACGCGCTGATCGCCGTCACCGTCCACCAAGCCATCGGCGCCATCGACACCCCCGAGGAGCGCGCTGAGCTCCGTGAGAAGCTGGCCGGCATTGGTCCAGCCCTCAAGGCACGCCGCGCCCGCGTCAAGGCTGCTCGAGCAGCACGCCGGGAAGAGTAGTGCCCACCGAAGAGTTGATCCAACCGTCCCCAATGCTTGACCCGCGCCTAATCATCGAGGCGTTGCATGTGCCTATCGCTGTCGTGATGGCGACCAGTAAGGGCCATAGCGCTGGGGACTCGGACCTGGAGTACTACGCGGTGTCTGCTGGCTTTTCCAAGCTCTATGCCGCGATGTACACCACCCTCAAAGGGCGGCCAGGTGCCCCGGTGGACTGGCGAGGACTTAGGCACGCGGAAGTGTTCCCAGTCATTGCAGACCCTGACCATGAGTGGGCGGTCCAGTTGATGGGCGCCCTGACCGGTGAGAGCACCGGCTGGATCGATGTGGCTTGGGACGCATCCGATAAGGGTATGATCACGGTCGCCTACCAACTCACCGCAGTGGTTGACGGTTGGGCCGCCGTGGAAGCGGTCGATATCGCTGGCCATGCTGCCCGCATCCTGGGCAATGGAGCCAACCATGCCTGAGGGTATCGCACTGACTGAGCTCGCAGTAGGTGGTGGCGCAGGGATTGCCGCCACACTCACCGCTGCTGCTCTCTTCTTCCGCCGTAAAACGGTCGCGATGGACGAGGAGAAAGTACGCCTCGACGACGAGCACAAGGCCAAGCTTGAGCAGCAAAGCACTGAACACGCGGCTCGGCTTGAAGTACTCGCTGCGGAGCGGGACAAGGCTGCGTCAGGAGCTGCGACGGATGCCACATCAATAGCGAATCTGGTGACGGAGACCGTGGAGAAGCTGCTGCCAGAGGCGGTGGCCAAGGTGCAGGCAATCGAACGAGCCCGCGTAGCGCATGACCGCGCGCGAGAACAGGCATTGGCCGAGACCATCAAGGCGGCACTAAAAGAGATGCAGGCGGAGGACAAGTGATGCCCTCTGCAAAGCTACATCCGGACAAGGTGAGGGAACTCGTCCTCAAGATTGAAGCGTGGCAGGACCTGGTCCGCGCCCGTGGCTCCGGTGAGCACATCCACATCGGGGAGTCTCACATAGACGAGCTCACACCAGCCGAGCGCGCAGCCCTGGAAGCACGCAGCACCGGCCCCCTACCAATCGAGGAGAAGCACTAAATGGGCGAAAATACACACAACGAAGGTGGCCCCATGTGGGATGTCAACGCAGCCAGCGGCGTGGGTGGTTGGATCTACTCCAGCAGCCGGTCCACCCCAGCAGCGCACGCCTTCTCCCCTCCGATGAACGACACCCAAGTCCAAGCAGTCATCGCCGCATCCGACAACACGGACACGCAGTGGTTGGACGCCCATCCCGCTCCGGTCAAGGTGTGGCTGAACAACCGCAACGCCACCCAGCGCGCCCACCACAAAGCAGGGTGCTTGAAGATGGCGGGCCTATAGCCTTCCAACCGTGTTACGGTTGCTTTGCCTGGTCACCTGTTGACCTACACTGAACCCCGGCGCTCCTCTCCACCCTGGTGCCGGGGTTCTTTGCGTCTGGGCCAGAACCGCAGAACCCCGCCGTAAGGCAGGGAACTGGCACCTTCGGCACGTCCGCACTGTGACTCCCTTGGGTCGGGCGGCTGGGGCGCTACGTCGCGGGTGCTGCTCGTAGCTTTCGGGGCCCGCTACTGCTTAACATCAGAAGAACAGATGAGCCGCACCCAGCGCACCACAGAACGTCAGCAGTGCTCCGAGCGCCCCAACCACCAGCCCCCGTCTCCATGCTTGTTTGCGGGCTGTCTCTGCTGCTTCGATGAAGAGGATCTGTAGGGCGGCCACATCATCCGTCCGGCGTGTGAGAGCTACCAGTGCGCGGCAGGCGTTGGCCGTCTTGCCATACTCGACAGGCAGTGCATCGGCGGCCACCAAGGCATTGACCCTCGCTTCCAAATGCTGCTGCCGCGCCCGCCCTATGTGTGTGCTGTCCCGCATAGACATATCGTAGCCGTTGAAGGCTCTTGCATGGCGCTTGCATGGTCAAAGGTGCATTTCACGGGCTTACGGTTGGTGCTAATGCGGTACAGTCCTCAGGCTCAAAGGGAGACATTGAATGATTAGAACCGCCGTAGACGCAGCCCTCACCGTAGCCTTCAACACCGCAGGTGAACGCCTCGCAGCGCGCCAAGCAGCCGGACGCCCGGACGTGATCTGGGTTGTCCTGGACGAGCAGTCCTGCCGCTTTCTGGAGGGGCCACTTCTTGAAGCCATGCAGGACCTCGGCATAGAGATCCCGCTGCTTGCCGAGCTCATGGAGAGCAAGACACAAGGCTACTGCACCTTCCCGTCGTGCGCGCCAGCTCGCGCGTCGATGATGACGGCTCTCTCGGTGCAGCATCACGGCCAGTTCAACAACGGGATCACGCTGGTAGAGCCAGCCACGGAGTGCTTCCCGGCATGGTTCCAAGCCGCTGGGTATGCCACCGGCAGCTTCGGCAAGATGCACACCATGGGCACCGAGGAGGATGGGAACTACGGCTTTGACCGCCTGCTCTCCGCGCAGAGTTCCGACTGGGGAGCAGTCCAGAGCGCGGCCGTGTCCGCAGGGGGTGGGGCTGGATTCGCTGGCAACTACTACGACTCGACGGATGACCCTCTATTCACCACCATGGAGGGCTATACCGGACGAGGGATGCGGAGCAAGGTGCGCACCGATGACAACGTGTGTCAGGACTCGGTGATGGTGGACACGGCTGTGGACTGGGTGACCGCGCAACGGGCCGCAGGCACCCCCGTGTTGGCTCACATCTCCCTCTTGAAGCCGCACTACCCATTCAACGTGCCGCAGCGCTTCTATGACCTGGTAGACCCTGCTGATGTGGACTTGGCCCTGATGCACCCCCGCGAGGCCGTAGGGGTTGACGTGGTGGATGACTACCTCTTCACCCTGCGCGGCATGAGCAGCGCCACGGACGAGCACTACCGTCTCTTCATCGCCCGGTACATGGGCACGATTGCCTACGTGGAGAGCCTGCTGCAAACCATCGTGGATGAGTTGGTGACCGATGACACCCTGCTCTGCGTGATGGGCGACCATGGCGAGTACGCCGGGGACCGGGGGTTATGGTTCAAGACGGGGCTACGCGAAGAAGCGATCCGCATCCCCGTGGCCTTCAAGTGGCCGGCGGTCAAGGGAGACTCCGAGCCATTCGTCTACCCCGGTCTCTTCTCCGGTATGGACGTGGGCCCAACCCTCGCAGGACTGGCGGGGGTGCCTGTTCCGGCTGGCGTGGATGGCGTTGACCTGTCCGTGCCGTTGCTCATGGGAGAGCCGCAGATGGGGCGCACGGAGCTCTACGCTTGCGCCTGGGTCGTCAACACCGCTGACCCCACCTCGCGCCAAGAGGCGTTCATCTGTCCGGACGGGGCGGGCTACTCCAAGTCTCTCCGGTACTACGACAACGGTACCAACCACGGGGAGCAGTTCCTGACGGTGCAGGTCGATGGCTTGGAAGAGCTCAGCCGCGAGGATGACGTGAGCGGTGAAGCCTGGTTCAACGAAGTACGCGCACCACTGGGTAGCCGAAGCCGGTAGGTCACTTACACCCAGCCCCGTACACCCGCGCCTCCAACCGGTGCAGGTGTCGCCGGACATGCAGCGCCAGCTCGTCCTCTCCGTTGCCTTCCGCATGCTCGAGCAACGCCAGCAGCGTGTCCAACGCCACATCAGCCAGGCGCGGGTCCTTCCTGGGACAGATCAGGTTCAGCACCCCGGACGGGTCCCACGGCTTGGCGGTCTTGGGTAGCCCGTGCAACTTTCGGTAGGTGCGGCACCGACTGCTCTGGGTGGCGTGAGTCGTGCCCAGTGCTGCCGCCGCTGCAGTGTGCTCTCCGTGCTCGCTCAGGGCGTGCCACGCTTCCACGGCGCGGGTGACGGTGACGGCGTGGGGGAGTGGTGCGCTCACTTGGCCTTCCTCCGGATGCGGTCAAAGCCATAGCCGTACACGCTGCGCTCCAGCCGGTGCATGGCCGCAAGGGTGGTGGTCTCCGCGTCCCGGTCTCCATCTCTCCGGGCCCTCTCCAGTTCAACGAGCATAGCGTCCAAGCGCTCATCCACTGTCCTGCTCCGTGTGGGTTTGCGGTCCTGCCGTGGTCTTGGTGGGGATGGGCGTGCGTCTTTCGGCAGCCCCTTGTGGTGACGGTACGCTTTGAGTCGGCGCCGTACCTCATTCAGGTGTACACCCAGTTCCACAGCGGCGTCGTTGTAGTTGCCCAGCCTACCCACACACTCCCATGTGTCGATATGCTTTTGGGTGAGCGTTGGCGCGGGCTTTTGCCTGGGTGCTGGCAGGGTCTCCCCAGTGAGATCAGCATAGCCATTCAGCCTGCGCCGGAGCACGGCTGCCCCGATGTGCAGTTCGGCCATCGTGTCCCGCCTGTTGCCGTTGCGGCTGTAGGCTTCCCACGCCTGAGCCCATAGCGTTGGGATCTCAGTTGGTGCGTCTTCAGTCATTGCTCTCTCCCTTGGCGTCATTTGGGCGCCCCACCGAAGCGAGGCGCCGTGGTCACGTCAAGCGGTCAGGGCTGCCTTGAATGCAGCCATCTCGGCCTCATACGCTGGGCTTTCAACGGGGGTACCCACAATCATAAATTGAGTATAGGTAGAGGTCCCATCGCCAACTTTGCTCATCTCCCAATTGGCGCCACCCTCACCTGCAGGAAGGCCACCGCCGCGGCCAACGCTGGCCACGTAGGCGTTGACGGCCTGCATGAGTTCCGTTGGAGTCAACTCCACTGCAAAGGCTCTGGGATGGTCTTTGCTTGTCATGATCTTCATGCTGAGCTCCTACATCTGGAATGGGATGTCGTCGTTGCCGCCACCGCCGTAGCCGCCACCTGAGCCGCCGTAGCCACCCCCACGCTGGCCACCGCCGCCCTCCTTCTGGCCGAGGAACTTCAGCTCGTTGCAGACGACCTCGGTAGACCAGCGGTCCTTGCCCTCTTTGTCCTGCCACTTGCGCGTCTGCAGCCGCCCTTCCACGTAGACCTGCCGACCCTTGGACAGGTACTTGCCCGCGTTCTCCGCAGTCTTGCCGAAGCACACCACCGCGTGCCACTCCGTAGCGTCCTCCCAGGTGCCGTCCTGCCCCTTCTTGCGGGTGGTGGTTGCGATGCGCAGGTTGGCCACAGCCATACCCCCGCCAGTGGTCCGCATCTCGGGATCTGCTCCGAGGTTGCCTACCAGGATTACCTTATTGATCATGCTCTCTCTCCTTCGTAGTGCGCGACGATTGCCGCCGCGTATGCTTGTCCGGGGGTCACGGCGTCACCTCGCCCGTGCGGAGCCAGTGAAGGACTTTGGGTCCTACGCCAACCCGGACTGGCCGCCCAGCCTCAATGAGCAGGCCGCCAGCAACCCAGGAGACTATGGCGCCGTCATCAACAAAGCACCGTTCATCACCATCAACCCTACACCCTTCCGGCAGCACCACCGGCACCGGGCCAAGCCACGCGCGGAGGAGGTGGGGCCCGATGGGGCTGCCGCATTCGCTGTGGCAGTTCGTGGCGAACACCTCAGTCTTGAGGTCCATCAGGTTGTCGCCGCCCTTGTAGCCCTCGTATGTGGCGCCGTTCGCCTCCTCAGCCTTCGCCAGCAGGTCGCCAACGGTGCCCGCTTCGTAGGTCACCACGAAAGCCAACTGGCTGTAGTCCCATCGGTGCGAGCATGGCTCCCACGTCACGGGGCTGGGGTGGTCGGCGGGGTACGCCCTGAGTGCCTTGATCAGGTCTTCCAGGTCCCATTCCATCAGTTCTCCTCCTCGGGGATGTGCCCCGCCTCTCGCAGCAACGCCGCGATCTCCTCACGCTTCCCGGCGACATGCCGCTCAGCTTCCAGTCCACCCAGCCCAACGCGCCCCACGACCACCGCGACCACCCGCCAGGTCTCACCAACCACTCGGACGCGGACGCGGGACTTGCCGAGGGTGACGGTGTGGTAGACGATGTACACGCGACTCACGCCGCACCGCCCTTGAGCCACGCGTCAAACGCACGTCGCACATCCGAGTCCGGGGTGATGAGCAGGGCTACCAGATTGCGCACCCGCGCCTCCTCCATGCCGGACAGACGAGGACGCCCCAGCGACTCCGACCACGCAGACACGTCGTCCATCTTGACCTTGACGCCGCCGAGCTGCGCGCCAATCCAAGCCCGTCCCGAGGTGCGGAACCACAAGGTGTGGCCCTTGTCGTCAAGCCCCAGCCGCTCACGCCGCGCATCCTCTTCGGACTGGCGCGCCTCTTGGCTCTCCTTCTCCGCATCGTCGCCAGTGGCAATCAAGAACACCTGCCGCAGCGCGTACTTGAGCGCCCCCGTGGCTGCCTTGTACGGTCCTTTGTCGCCGCTGTCCTGGCCCATGGCGATGCACTGGACCTGCATCCACTCCCCGCTACTATGCGAGAGCAGGAAGGTGGTGGTGGTGGTGATCAGTACTTCGGCTTTGCCTTTGGCGGTCTTGACCTCCTCCTTTTCGTAGGAGACGGTCATTGGCACGATGGCCAGCCCGTTGTTTGCCATGCTGCCCCGGACGTGGCCCAAGAGCTTCTCGTCGCTGAGGTAGCTGTACCGGTGGAAGGTGTTGGTGGCGTCCGACGCCACGTAGCCGCACTCAGCTACCACCTTTCCGATGGCGCTGGCGATGTTCCCGATGGACTCGGAGTGGTTCATGTCGTCTCCTGCGCGTCGCGCACGGATGTGGGGTGTAGGTTGAGCTCACGCAGCCGCTTCAACAGCCAAGCCTCGGTGATGGGCTCGGAGTCGAACTTGGCCCGGTGGGTGATGCTGACGCGCAGCCGCTCCCACGCGGTGAGCAGGTCGCTGGGGCACTCGCCGTCAATAGCGCTGGTGCGGAGACCGGAGCGGGAAACCCACAACCCAGCCACGGCGGGCACATCGTCCCCGTTCGGGGTGGCGGTGCTGTCGGCGGGCACCATGTCCAAGGCCCAGCCAGTGACGCCCACGCCGGTCATGGGGCGCAGGACGTACCAGCCAGCCACCACGCCGGGACCGGTGAGAGGGGGAAGGGTGCCGGGGTCAATGTCGAAGCTCACGCCGCACCTCCCAAGATGCACGACCACACCAGGTCGAGGGCGTACAACCCAACCAGCCCCGTGCAGGCGCCGCGGAAGACGCCCCACAGCTCGGAGAGGGTCAGGTCCAGGGGCAGTTCTGCCGTGCGGCGGGTCATGCCGCCACCTCAGCCCGCACACCCACAGGAGGCGGCGTCTCCACAGCCACGTAGCCGCGCTCACAGTTGCCGCAGTCCTCGGCTACGGAGTCCTCACCCAGCCACCCCACGGAGCGGTCAGGCTTGGAGCCGTTGGTCATCACCCAGCCCTCGCCGTCACAGCAGGGGCAAGGCTCAAAGCCGTAGGGCGCGGCCTCAACGGTGGGGCGGCGGGGGTCGCCGGTTTCGATTCTGGTTGGTCGCATGTTTCTCTCCCTTTCGATGTCTCTACTCTACTGAGTCCTATGGGTGCTGTCCACAATAAAAGTGCAGCCACGCAAAAAAACATGCACACCGACAACGCAACGCGCTATGCTCTACAGGTCAACAGGAGCCGACACCATGAGCATGACCGTTCCCCAACTCATCCAACGCCACCGAGCTCAGAAGTTCGTAGACGGCGCGACAACGAGTTGGACCCAGCAAGACCTGGCCACCGCGATGGACTGGCCACTCCACACTGTGCAGCGCTTGGAGCAGGGTAGCCGCCCCCTCAAACTGGCGGAGGCTGTGCTGATCTGCGACGTGCTGAGCATCCCTTGGGCCGCATTGGAAGATGCAACCCGCTTGGAGAAGGGAGGTGCAGCGTGATTATCACCGTCCTCCTCACCCCAGATCATCGACCTATCGCGCTGATGCTTGGCACCCTTGGCCTCGACGCCTTCTGTGAGGACTTGGACGAGGCGCAATGGCCTGACGTGCAAGGCTCCGAAGTCATCGGCTACGACCTGCACGAAGACGGCTATACCCTCGCCCACGGCTACCGCCTCGAACACCACAACCTCGCCGAGCTGCTGGCGCGACCGGTTTTGGAGAAGGGAGGTGCAGCGTGAGCCTCACCCTTCCCGGCACGCTCCCCGGCCTGCTGCGGCTCGGCTCGCCTGTGTGGGCTATCCTCCCCCAACGGGTGTTGGTTGTGTCAGAACTCGGCACCGGAACCGTTCCTACCGCGCTTTGTGGGCCACACTGGTACATGCTCACAGAACTCGCCCTCGACCTGGAGGACGAAACCGGGCGGGCGCACGCGGCGTGGTGGTTGGCTGAGCAGATGGCCATTGATGCCCCAGGACCTTGGATGCACGCCCATAGCGGGCGGTGGGGTTTTCGTGCTGACAAAAAGCGCTGGTCGCGCAGGGTGACTTGCACCAACGGTGTAGCCGTTCCCGCCCTCGCCGACCTCGACCCCAACGGCCCTCGACTTCTCCCTGACGGCTCCCGCTGGGTAGACGCGGAAGCCCTGCGCCTCGTCTGCTTGCACGTTGGAGGTGTAGCGTGAGCGCCCGCCTAACCGTCTCCGAGGTGGACACCCGATCCGAGACCATCACCCTCACCGGGACGCGGGACAACCTGCGCCGGGTAGAGGCGTGGCTGCATGGCGACGTGGATGTGGCGCCCGCTGGGACTGTGCCTCAGAATATGCGGGAGATCGCGCATCTGGAGGCGCTGTTGGCAGAACGCAACAGCCAACTCACCGAGTGCCGCGCAGCCCTACGCGAAGCGTTCACCGATGCCGCCAACTCCAACGAGTCCCAACCATGAGCCGCGACACCACCGGCCGCTTCTCCACCGCCGCCGAGGGAGACCACTGGGACCGGCAACGCGCCCGCGAGGCTGAGCTGCTGCAGAAGGCCCGCCGCCACGCCATCGTCCGCACCCACGCGCCAGCCGTCACCACCCCTGGACAAGGTGGCCGTGTGGTTGCCCTGTGCCGTGAGTGGAAGGTGCCCTGCCCACGCTTCGTCAACCTGCCGCCTCTTCCCGAGGTAGCCCCCGGCGTTTTCGCCACCACCAACGATCCCGCCTTTGTTGCGGCTCTGGAGACGCCATGACCCTCCCCCACGCCTCCGAGTTGGACGCGTGGTTGGCCGGCTACGTGGTCGGCTACCGCACCGGACCTGATGCAGGCGAGTGCCATGACGACCTCGTGGCTGATGTAGTGCACCGCCTCCACTTCACCACCCTCCGGTGGCTCCGCGCCCACAACGACGCGGTGGTCGCCACCTGCCCCAACCTCCCGGACTTGGAGCGCCGCTACGCCGCCGCCACCACACCGGAGGCCAAGCGGGAAGCCCTCCGCTCCCTGCTGGCTGCCCGTGACGCCGTCATCGCCGCCAAGCCCGCACACGACGCTGTGCAGGCTCAGGCAGTCATGCCGCTGCGGCTGGGGATGCATCCCACGGGTATTGGGGGTGATGAGTGATGGCATATGCCAGCCGCACGGGCACAAAGCGCAATCTGGACGCCTTAGAGGGTGCTGGATGGCGGTTGCTGGCCACACCGGAAAGTCTCAAACGCTACCGTCACCCGTCGCCAACGTGGGCCGACCATGCGCCAGCGCCATACGCCTTGGATAATGGGGCGTGGACCGCCTTCACGAAGGGCCAACCCTTCGACGGGGGACTATTCCGAGATGCCCTCGCCCAGCTGGGCGCGGGTGCTGACTGGATTGTCTGCCCTGACATTGTGGCGGGTGGGCTGAAGTCGTTGGCGTTTAGCGTTTCCTGGTTGGCTGGTGTCCGGGCTTTTGGGCGCGCCCTGATTGCTGTCCAGGATGGAATGAGTGCGGCTGACGTGCGCGGACTGCTGGGGGCCGGTGTTGGGATTGCTGTTGGGGGCTCTACTCCGTGGAAACTGGGCAGCCTGCCCGTGTGGGCCCGCCTGTCCAGGGAGACCGGCTGCCATCTCCATGTCCTGCGCGTGAACACTGTTCGACGGATCCGCTACTGCCAAGAGCATGGCGTCCATAGTTTCGATGGGACCTCAGCGACAAAGTGGGCCGTCAATATCCCCCGATTGAATGCTGCACGACGCACGCCAACCGGCCAAACCAACTTATTCTCAAAGGGAGGAACTAATGTCCGTTCTCGTTCTGTTTAGTGGTGGGGTTGACTCCACTGTGCTCTTGACTAAAGCCATTGTGGAGGGCCGCCTGGGTGTTGCCCTTTGGTATCGCTACCCACACCCTGCCGCAGCCGCCGAGTACCGCAGCCATGTGGAGATCCGCCGCCACTTTGAGGCTGCCGGATTTGAGGTGCCCGCCGCTGAGGTACATCCCACGGTCTTTGGCTTGGACGCCATGGACACCGGAGCGGGAGAACCTGGACCACGTGTTGTCCCAGCTCGCAATCAGGTCTTTGTCTCCATTGCCGTGTCGATGGCTGCCGCTCGTGGCTTTGACGAGGTGTGGATGGGTGCTCAGGCTGAGGATGCCAGCGATTACCCCGACTGCCGCCCCGGATGGGTGGAGGCTATGGACCGGCTGGCCCAAGCATGGGGGGTGCGTGTACGGGCTCCGTTGCTCGGCCTGTCCCGTTCCGATGTGCGCGCGCTGGGGAACAGCATCGGCGCCCCGTTGGAGTTGTGCTCCTCATGCTACCAACCGGACTCGGGCGCCCCGTGTGGGACGTGCAACTCTTGCCTACAGGACACACCATGAACCCCACCCAAGACCTCGCCGAGCGCTTCGCCATCATGGCCGCCAACATTGGAGGAGTCCCCGACGACCAGATCGCCCGATGGGCCTACGCCGACGTGGCTAAGCAGTACACCGACCGCGCCCGAACTCTACCCGGCCAACTCCCCGCCGACTCCCGCGTGATGGCCGCCACTCAAGCCGTGCGTCGCTGCCTGAGCCCTCACCGGGACGAGATGGTAGGGCCAAAGGACGTGGCTGTGGCTGCGCTCGAGGCACTGGCCGAAGTGCTGGTGGAGGTGACGCCGTGAACCTCGCCCTATTCCCCCGCGCCGTCCCAGAGGCCCCCGCTGGTATTGACCTGCGGTGCTGCGGTGCCGATGACCTGCTCTCGGAGATCGGCCTTGGGCCCTTCGACTTGGTGGTGCTTGACCCACCTTGGGACCTGTACCGAGAGGCGGGGCACAACATCGACCCGCGCAATAAATACCCATGCCTTCCGCTGGAGACCATCCTGCGTCACTTCCGGGGTGCCGCTGGTTTGCTCCGGCCCGGTGGCCGCCTGCTGTTGTGGACGTGTTGGCCGCAGTTGTCCAAGATGCCCATCGCCGACCCCGGCGCCTCGCTGGAGTACGTCACGGGCGGAAGTTGGCACAAGGTGCGACCCCAACCCGGCGCTGGCTACCACTGGCTTGGGGACTCCGAGCCGGCGCTGCTCTACCGGCGCAAGAGTGGGGACGTGTACACCGACCGCTCAGTCTTGACCTCCAACGCGCACCAGTCCAAACCCACGGAGCACTCCGAGAAGCCGGTGGACTGGTACCGCATGTGGTTGCGCCGCTGGGTGCCGCCCGGTGGCCGCGTGTTGGAACTCTACGCCGGCCTTGGCCCCCTCGCCCGTGCCTGCCACGCGGAGGGCGTGCAGTACGTGGGGTGTGAGATCGACCCAGAGCGCCACGCTACCGCGTTGACCCGGCTCCGGCAGGGTGTGGGGGTGCGCCATGCTTGAAGGCAGCCGCAACGCCAAGCTTGCGAACCAACTTCTCCGCAAGTTGTTCCCGCCAAAGCTCCCCCACCTGATGCCAGCCGGAGACGCTCCAGCTTGGGGCGGCCATTGGTGGTGGACCGCTTTTCGCCAAGCCCAGAACGGGGAGTCCGAGGAGCAGCCCTGCCCCCACTGCCAGTACTTTGGCGGGGAGGAGCACCACCCGTGCTGCCCGGTAGAGGTAGTACCTGAGTTGGCCTGCCCAGTCTGTAAAGCCCCTGCAGGGCCGCGCTGCGATGGAGGCCTCCATGGGTGACGTGCTGTACATGACCGCGATCAACTCCGAGACGGGAGCTGTGGAAGAGGTCACCCTGACGCTGCAACTCACCCCCACCGGAAAGGCCCGGCCCCGTGCTGTCCAACGCAAGGGCCAACGCAAGGCGGGCGTACACAACCCCGTGGCCTACACCCGTTGGAAGAAGGATGCAGCCGGGCAACTCCGCGCGCTGCTCTTGATGGCCAAGTGGCCCAAGGCGACGGACCCGAACCGGCACCTCGTCCGGGTCAGCATCCACGCCTTCCATGTCCGCCCGCAGAACCCGCCACCATGGATGAAGGGCAAGACCCCTGAGCGCGTTGCTGAGCGTGCAGCGTGGCGTGAGGGCTGGACCCCGCCCCGGCTTGCTACCCCGGACACCGACAACATGGCCGGAGCCGTGATGGACGCCCTGAACGACACGGGGCAGTGTTGGGTGGATGACGCGCAAGCCGAGATCGCCAGCGTGACCAGCACCTGGGCCGCCAAGGGTGAACTCGCACACATCGCGGTGACCCTGGAGAGGGTCGCTTGGGAAGTGCCAACCCCACTCCGAGAGAATGAGGTGAGAACATGACCCCCGCCATCAGCACCGAGCGCGCCACCGTCTACCAGTCCACCTGGCTGGAACTCGCAGCGACCCTGCCCACCAACCTGCCCGGCGCATCGCTGGCTATCGTGGATGGGCCCTACAACATGAAGAAAGCCGACTGGGACACCTTCCGCGACTGGGACCACTTCTGCGAGTGGTACGAGGTGGAGCTTCGGGAGCTTGGCCGCGTCCTCGAGCAGGATGCGACGGTCTACCTGTGGGGCTCCGACGAGTCCGAGGGGCGACTACGTCCCGTCATGCGCTCGCTCGGGTGGACCCGTCTTGGCTCTATCACCTGGGACAAAGGCACCACCCCCAACGCCATGGGCTGGGCTCAGGCGCGGACCTACTCCGAGGCCACCGAGTCCTGCAGCCATTGGGTACGCGGTGCGCCGCCATGGACTCCACAGGGCCCCACATCCAATGTGTGGCAGATGGGGTACAAGAACTACCAAGAGGAGCGTTTGCGCACTGGTGAACTCATCGCCCCGCTAAGCCGCCTCAACGGAGAAACAGCGGGGTACGTGTGCGGTCCCACCCGCGAGCCGTTGCATCCCTGCCAAAAGCCCCTCGCCTTCTACGACCGCCTAATCCGCTCCTCTTCCCGCCCCGGCGATATCGTGCTGGAGCCCTACGGTGGAACCCTGCGAGCCGCTGTGGCCTGCCAACGCCTGCCCCCGGACCAAGCCCGCCACGCCATCGTCAGCGAGCCTCACGGCCCATACATCGAAGCGGTGCGCCCGTCGCTGGAGTTCGTGGCTGCGGAGTCGGGGGCCCAGCCCTCGCTTTTCGCCCCCACCTGACGCGCCAGCGTGATACAGTCTTTGGACCCTTCGGGGTCAACGTTCTCTCGTGTGTTGCAGGTCCCCGCAGTGGAGACCACCCTTGGAAGTCATGATCCAAGGGGCAACGCGAGAGCGGCGCAACACACACAAGAGCAGAACATGGAAACAAGCACGCCACAGGTGACCCTGTGAGCCTTCCATTTATTAAGGTCCGGTGCTCCGAGTGGCTTGACCGCGCGAGCCTTGTTGGCTGGACACTGGACAACCGCGCGCCCGTCTTGTGGGTGGACATGGACCTCGCCATCCTGACCGCTTCCGGGCGGCTGGACGATCTCAGCGTCCGCGACTTGGCCAAACGCTGGGGCTGGCCTCGCTCTACAGCGGCCCGTAAGGTCAAAGAAGGCGTGGGACGGATTTGGGACAGCAGTGGGACACTTGTGGGACAGGAGCGGGACACCCCAACCAAGGTAGAACCTGCACAATTAGTCGCCGCTGGGACGGACTTGGGACAGGAGCGGGACAGCAGTGGGACTCACGCGCGTTCTTCTTTAGAGAGTAGAAGAGAAGAGAGAGAAGAGAGAACCCCAGCACGCCAGCCAAAGGCTGACGGCAGCATTCCCTTTCCAGGTCAGGACAAGCCAGCACCCGTGGAGAAGACAGAAGCCGAGAAGGGCTTGGACATCCTCCGCGAGATTCGGACCGAGCACCACCAAGCCGCGACCGGCTCCAAGCCACGTGGCGTCTACTGCTCATCTGGAAAAGCAAAGGCGGCGATGCTGGTACGGGTCAAGCGCTACCTCGGAGAAGTCAAGGGTGCTCAGTACGGGGAGCCCTTGGAGGTCCTGCGCACCTATGCGGAGTGGGTCTACCTCGGGCCGGACAGCTTCTGGCGTGCCACCTCGGACCCGTTGGGGCAAGCGCTGGGTGGCAAGGCGAACGACCCGACCAACCGGCTGGCCCGCACGGTGGCTGCGCTGGATTGGCAGGACGCTGGAGGGGGCACGCTGCCACGGGTCCGGGAGATGGTCGCGGGGCTGGAGGGGCTGGTCAAGAAGCACGCCTACCTTGTCCACGCGGTAGAAGGGGAGCCGGAGGAGGTGGCGGAGCAGTTCAAGGGGCTGCTGGAGACGGCAACGGGGATTGACCGGACCGAAGTTTGGGCGAGGATGCGGGCTGCCAATGCGTGGCAGTTCGGCAAGTGGGCGGAAGCTGCAAGGGCGACGCTATGAACAACAACAAGGGAGAGGACATGAACGAAGAACTGATGGAGTTGGGCCGCCGCGTAGTGGCGTGCAAGGGCTGGCGGTGGATGCCCCGGATGGTGGACACGGACGGCAACACCTACTTGGGTGGTGACCGCTGGGTCTTGGATGGGCGGGTGGTCGAGGTATTGCACCCACGACATGACGCCATTCCCGACCTCTCGGACCCGGCGACGGTGGGGTGTCTGCTGGCGTTGGTGCGGTCCGTCTACCGTGGGATGGTGCATATCCAGTGGACGGCCATTGGGTTCTGCGTAGACACCGGCCACCACGCATTCGACCAAGCCCGCTACCCTACATTTGCCGCCGCGCTGGTCGCCGCGCTGGATGCCGCGCCATGAGCCAACAACACACGGACGAGGTGACCTTGCTCGCCATGGCCATCCAAGGCCACGACATGCCGGGACCGTACTCGGAGCTCCGGGCGCCGCACTTCATCGGGCCGACCGAGCGCGGGGAGGTGCCCTTGGGTGCTCACGCTTGGGTGTGGGCTCAGGCGCAGGACCTGCGGACGGGTGGAAGCTGCACGACACGCGAGCTGATGCAGGCGATAGCGAACAACGCCACGGACGCGGGGCCGCTGGGGTACTGGCTGGGACTGCAAGCGCCGCCAGCGGTGGACGTGGGGCCGATGGTCGCCAGGTTGCAGGCTTCGCACCAACGCCGTCAGATGCTCGAGCACGTCGCCGCGGTGGACAAGCACCTGCGGGGTGGGACGCCGATGCCGGATGTGGTGGCGATGTGGGACGGGCTGCGGGAGCGGTTGGCAGTTGGGCCGCAGCAGACGGAGACGGACTGGATGAGCTGGGCGGAAGCGTTGGCCGTGGGCGTCAACGACATCGAGGAGCGCCGGGAGAAGCACCAACGCGGCGAGGTGGGGCAGTCCTCGGGCATCCGAGAGCTTGACGAGATCATTGGGCCAATCGAGCCCGACCCAATCCTGCTCATGGCCCGGCCCAAGATGGGCAAGACCTTCGGAGCTCAGAAGTGGATTGCCAACACCTGCATTCGTGGGGGTCGTGTCGCGGTGTTCTCCATGGAGATGAACGCGATCCAGTTCACGCGGCGCATCTTGGCTGGACCGGAAGCGCCGTCAGTGGGGATGCGGAAAGGTGACCTGACAAACCGCCAGATGGCCGCCGTCTACGAGGCCGAGCACAACGTGGGACAGTGGGACCTGGCTTTCAACGGACGCCCCGCGCTGCGCATCCAGGACCTGCAAGCCGGGGTCAGGGAGTCAGCCCGCCGCTTTGGCCCGCCTGAACTCATCGTTGTAGACCATGTGCACCTCATGCAGTACGAGGGCACGAACGAGAACCTTGGGATGGCCAAGATCAGCGCAGGCATCAAAGAGATCAGCATCCGGCACAACTGCCCGGTGCTTTGCCTTGCCCAGCTCAACCGAGCAGCGGAGAAGCGCTCGGACCCCCGCCCCATCATGTCGGACCTTCGGGGCTCCGGTGCATGGGAGCAGGACGCCAGCCTAATCATCGGCATCCACAAAGAGGCACCCAACCCGGACAAGGGGACGCACGGCGATGTCGGGGAGTGGGGCGTGGTGGCCAACCGGCACGGCGGAACCGGGGTAGCCTTCGTGCCGTGGAACGTGAAGCACGGGGGGTGGACGTGAGCAAGCCTATTGGACCGTTCTGGAAGTACTACGGCGGGAAGTGGCGGGCTGCACCGCGCTACCCTGCGCCTGAATGTAGGACCATTGTGGAGCACTTCGCGGGGGCTGCGGGCTACGCCTGCCGCTACCCTCACCACGATGTGATCCTGATTGACAAGGACCCAATCATCGCGGGGATCTGGGACTACTTGATCAAAGCCACGCCAGCGGAGATCTTGGCCCTGCCCGACATACCAGAAGGCGGAACCGTGGACGACATGCACGCCCCACAGGAGGTGCGCTGGTTGGCGGGGTTCTGGTGTAGCAACGGCGCTGCACAGCCCCGCAAGTCTCCGAGCGCGTGGGTGCGGGAGTGGTCGGAGGAGAAGCTGCTGGGGTGGTGCCAAGCAATCCGTGAGCGCATCGCCGCTGGGGTGCCAAGGATCAAGCACTGGCAGATCATCCACGGCTCCTACACCGACGCACCGCGCGGGAAGGCTACCCACTTCGTGGACCCGCCCTACCAGACCGCAGCAGGACGCCACTACAAGCACTCAGATGTGGACTATCAAGCACTTGGCGCGCGGTGCCTCACCCTGGAGGGGCAAGTGATTGCCATGGATCAGGTAGGAGCAGACTGGATGCCATGGACGGGCAGGATGGATCACAAGTCAACACTGGGGGAGTCTAAGGAAGTGCTCTACCACCGCAGCAGCCAGCCGGGGCTGTTCCAATGACTGAGGACCACTTGCTCGCCCTGGCTGAGCACGCCCTGGACGCGGACGACCTGCCCGCCGCCGCCCGGTGGATGGATGAGCTCCACCACTTCCAGCACACCCACCCGCTGCCACCGCTGCCCCGGAACGGGTGCCGCACACCGCCGCAAGTCGTGGACACGGTGGCCAACGCGGTGGAGCGTGAGCTTGGAAGGGCTCAGAATCGCCGCCTAAGCCCTCCGGAGGCTGTGAGGGCTACGCTGGCCCGTCTGAGAGAGCAGGAGCAGGGAGAGAGGCGCTACGGGCGCACTGGGCACGCTCTACGGACGGCGGAAGTGGTGGCCGCGCTGGAGGTGGAGCTTGAGAGGGTGATGGCGCCCACGCCAAAACTGGAGGTGCCCGAGGGTGAGCGGTTGCCGTTCGGCTGGATTCAGACTGCCCGCGCTACCCCGTGGCCTGATGTGGCTGCGGCGCTGGGGTGGGAGCGGAAGGGTGGTCGGTACACCCCGTGTCCTGCGTGTGGGCGCCAGTCGGAGAGTCGTGGGTCAGTGCTCACCCGGCCAGGTCAGTGGCATTGCGTGGCCTGCGAGGAGGGCGGGAGCGCGATTGACGCTGTGGGCTGGCGAGTGTTGGGGCGGAGACCGGAGGGGAGAGAGGACTTGGAGCAGGTGGGGCGGTTTATGGCGGGAATGTAGTTGGCACCCGGTGGCGCTTGTGCTATGGTGCTGGGGAACATGGGAGAGAGTGATGAAAAACGCCGACGAAACCATATGCCCACCGGATGAAGCAGCCAAGGTCGAGGGGTCAGGTGTCTCTCTTGGTTCTAATGGTGATCTGCGCTCGCTGGATGGGTTGTGCTACAGCCGCCGCCAAGGTGTATGGCATCGTTGGATGTGTACCAGTGGAGACGGATGGCGCCACATGGATGCAGCTACTTGGGCGAAGCAGTGACCACCCCCAAACGAACACGCCGCTACCTGCTGCGGCTGTACATGGCACGGAGCGGGCACGGCACCTTTGGCGAACTCGCGGAGGCGTTGGGCGTCTCGTACAACTCGGCGCAAGCGTGGGGGGCTGGCGTGCTGCCGGTGGCGTCCAGGCTGGGTGAGGTGGCGGGGGTGTTGGGGATGACGGACGAAGAGCTGGGCGAGTACGTCCGAGGGGGTGAGGGATGAGCCACAAGAAAACGGCCAAGGCGCTGGCGATGCTGGTGCTGGAGAATGAGGCGGAAGCGCGGGCGGAAGCCGAGGCGGAGGTGGGGGACCTGCTGGCCAAGCTCGACACCGTAAAGGAGGAGTTGGAGCGCACCAAGGGCAACCTGGCCGCGATGCAGCGGGACAGGGATGCTTTGCTTGCGTGCTCTTTCGCAAGCGCTGACAACTATCGGCGCCTACTGGTTGAGCGGGATGTTGCACTGGCGGTGCTGGTTGAGGCTCAGTGGCATTATGGCGTGCAAGGTATTCGGGGCCATCAGAACGCTATAGAGGCTGCCATTGTCGCTTTGGCTCCAGGATTTAAGGATTTGGGGGCTCGTGAGCGATGGGGGCAACTCGTGCCTGAGCCTTTGAGAGGTGAAGAATGAGCACCGTACTGGACACCATCGAGGTCACCGTGGAGCACGGCGGCGAGGTGCTGACGCTGGACGTGGAAATCACGCAGTGGGCCACCAAGGGCGGGCACGAGGACCCACCGGAGGGCGCGGAGTGGCGGGTGAACAATCCGGGGGCGTTTAGGGCGCACATGCGGTGCTATCCGTTGTCCTACGACTACGTAATGGACGCCATCAACGACCAGGTGCAGGAGTACTGCGCCGAGAGGGCAGCGCCGGGGAGGGAGGGATGAGCCGCCAAGTCAACGCAACGCAGCACGCCTGCATGGCACTGCTGGCGGAAGGGGTGGCGACCTATGCCCAACTCGGCAAGGCTGCGGGGGTCACGCCGGATGGAGCTCGACGCGCATGTCGGTACCTGCTCACCCTGAAGCCGTCGCTGGCGATGTACTACCACTCAGGAGGCGGGCATGGGAATACGGACGTGCTGCAACTCACCGATGCGGGCAGGGCTGCGTGGGCTGCGGGCTTGGAAGTGGTGGAGCGACGTGGCAACGGGGAGCAGTCATGATCGACGTGGTTAGCCTCGACTCGGAGCGGGTCAAGCGCAAGAGCACGCACCTCGGGAGCGTCACCGTGGAGGTGTACATGAGCCCGCAGGGTCGGCCTTACTCGGGTGGTCTGACGTGGGCGGCGCATGACCCCGAGAATGGCGACGTGTTCCGGCGGTCGGTTCGGCCTGCGTTGCTGCACGCGGCTAACGTGGTTCGAGACGCCAACGACGAGGACGGCATACCCAAGGGGTGCGAGCTGGGGATCAACCTGAAGCCGTTCAAGGAGCAGTCATGATCCGTACAACAGGCGCGCTCAGGTGGTCGGACTACCACGCGGAGTGGGTACATAGGGCTGAGGGCATGGAGGTGACCTGCGACCACGACGGGTGCAAGGCCACCGCCACGCCTACCGGGTGGGAGACCAACGGCGCCCACATCGAGGAGGTGTACGGTGTGGACGGGTGGGACCTGGATAAGAACGACCACCGCTGCCAGGCGCACCAGTTGACGCGAAAGCATAACTGCGATTTCTGTGGTGCTTGGATGACGATGACCTTGGCGGAGGCGAAAGAGCGGAAGTGGTTGTGTGACGACTGCCGCCCGGTTCCGCTGTTGACGGATGCTCAGATGCAGCGTGTGGGCGGTGAGGGATGACCCGCGCCGACGTGGAAGCGTGGGCCAAGGCGCACCCCGAGGAGGCGTTGGGCGTGGCGTTGAACGTGTTCGCGGAGCAGTCATCCGTGATTGGACCGTGGACGCTGCACTGCACTGACGACACTGGCAAGCCACCAATGCGGGTGGAGGTCTACAAGGGAGAGCACGCGGCTGCACGGAAGGCTGAGGTGGAAGCGGAGACGCGGCTGCACGCGGCCTACCGTGCGACGGCGGAAGCATGAACAGCAAGGGAGAGGACATGGACGACCTACCAACCGAGGCCGGGCTTGACGCGTGGCTTTCGGGATACGCCGCGTGTGCGCGGTATTCTGACCCCAGTGTTTGCGGTGAGATAGCTTTGTTTACCCTGATACTTCGCTGGCTTCGACAGAATCCAGGGGTGCTAATACCTACTCTTGACGCTTACCGTATGGTTGGGCTACTCGGCGCTGCCGATGGCGTTGGCAAGCGCGAAGTTCTGCGCACCATGCTTCGAACGCTGGACGCAATACCAGCCGACTCGCTGGAGGCCGCGCCGTGAAGAGGTGGAAACGCACGCTAAAGAGGACCGTGCCGGAGGGGGTTCGCATCGGAGAGAGGCGCGGGCACTTGCGGCTGGTGTGCGTGGGCTGTCAGAAGGTCATCACCACATGCTCAGGGAGCCCGAGGAACATGGATCACGCCCTGCTGGCGGTGAAGAGGGACCTTGCCAGGTATGTGGAGCCGCACCTGGAACAGTGTGAAAGCCTGCACCCCAACGTCGTAGCGGGGTAGGATTGTCCCATGAAGCACTACAATGCTACGGAGATCGCGGAGGCATTGTCCCGAATGTGGGTCACTGCGTCCAAGGGCGATGACGGCGAATGGCGCCCCAACTGGTCGTCAGTTGTCCAGAGTATGCGCGCTGATGGGCATGAGCATGTGCCAAGTCGCAAGACGCTTATGCGGTGGTGGGATGCGAGAGACCGCACACAAGATGCACAGAGCCGCACCGTTCAGGTCAAAGCGCGTGCACTTGCAGCGGAGTCAGGGGCTACCAAGCAGGTGGAGGGGATGCTGAGCGTGTTGGAGCGCCGGATGGATGCCATCATGCAGGACGAGGCTTCGTGGACGGACGACGAGCTCAACATCGTGCAGAAGACGCAGGCCTTTATCAACATGGGTCGGGCGTTCACGCTGTTGAAGCCGTTGCTGGCGACTGCGGAGGGGAGCAAGCCGGAGAGTGGGAAGGAGAAGGCTGCGCGATTTGCGGAGGCTGCTAATCGGACAAGGGGCAACGGGTGACCGCACTCCCACCATCTGCGCAAGCCTTGCTCGACCTGCCTACCGGGGCCTTCCTGGAGGCGGTGTCGTCGTGGTCTGCACAGGAGGTGGACGCCGCTATGTGGATGCGGTGCCGGACTGACCGGGCGCTGTTCTGCGCTGCGTTCTTCCCTGACCGCTTCCCGGCTCCCTTCAACCTGATGCACCGGGATTTCCTGAGCCGGCCCAAAGTGTGCTGGACGGAGCGCAAGAGCAAGCGGCAGGAGGCGGACGCTGCCCCGCGTGGTGGCGCCAAGAGCACGCTGCGGAGCTATGCCGAGCTGCTGCAAGATGTGGTCTATGGGCTCGAGGCGTACATCGCCGTGATCTCCACGACCTACGACCTCGCCGAGGACCTGGTCAAAGACCTGCACCGCACGCTCACCAGTCCGGAGACCTGTCAGGACTTTCACGATGTCTACGGCCCCTTCGAGGTGGAGGGCACGCAAACGGACTTCATCGTACGGGTACCGGGCCAGCAGTCCATGGGGACACGGCTCAAGGCGTTCAGCTTCGGCGGCACCATCCGAGGCACGAAGTACAACGGCATCCGACCCACCAAGGTGCTGCTTGATGACGCCGAGCACCCGGACCGGGTACGCTCTCCAACCCAGCGTGAGAAGACCTGGAACTTCCTGACGAAGGACATCCTAAAGTCAGGCGGTCCCGGCACGCTCTACCAGGTCGTCGGCACTGTCCTACATGCTGACTCGATGTTGGCCCGTCTGCTCAAGAGCGCGAGCTGGGTCACGCACAAGTTCCAAAGCATCATCTCCTGGCCTGACCGGATGGACCTCTGGGAAGTCACCCGAGGGCTGTGGGCTGACCTGGACGACCCGGACCGGCTGGAGACCGCCCAAGCCTTCTACGCTGCCAACCGCTCGAGCATGGACGCGGGTGCGCGGGTGCTGTGGGAAGAGTGGGAACCGCTGTGGGAGCTCATGGTTCAGTGGTGGGAGGGTGCTGCCGCCTTCAACTCGGAGAAGCAGAACAACCCCGTCGACCCCACCCGCCAGGTCTACGACCCGGACACGTTCAAGCGCTGCACCTTCGACGGTCAGTTCATCACCAACGCAGCGGGACGGAAGGTCAAGCTACTGGACTGCACATTGGCGGCATGGCTTGACCCTCGCGCCAGTGAACAGATTGAGAAGAACGACTTTGCTGCCATCGCTCTCGTGGTCCAGGACTCGGCTGGCTACGTCTACGTCATCCAGGGAGACATGCAGCGAGACACCGCCGACGCCGCCCGTAAACGCATGTGGGCCCTCTTTGACCGGTACCACGGGTGTGCGTTCGGCTACGAGAACAACGGCTTTCAGGCGCTCTACGGAAAGGACTTCGACCGGGACAAGTTGGAGCGGAAGGCGGCAAACAAGCGGTACCGGTTCTACCCCGTCGGCTACCACAGCTCAGGCAACAAGAACGACCGCATGGTTGCCTTGCAGCCGGAGATTGCCAATGGCTGGATCCAGTTCAGCACCGACCTCAGCCGGGAGTACATGGAGCAGTGGAGGGACATCCCCCGTGGCACGCACGACGACGGGCCGGACGCGACCGAGCGGGCCATCTGGCTTGTCCGAGGTGGGGAGATACCGACGCTGGAGGCGTGATAGCCCCATAAATGGGACAATGACGGCGCAGACGGGTAGACTGTCCCAAGTACGGAGTCACCTATGTTCGATCGCTGGTTCAACCCCGCCGCCCCACGCGCCTCCATCACCGGCCGGAATGAGCGCGGTAACTCCGGGTTGACCCCTCCAGAGACGCCCGAGGAGTGGGCCAGCGAGTACGAGCGTCGGCGCCGTGTGGCCTATGGGGAGCCGTACACGATTGGGGAGCACATCAGCTTCCAGATCTTCCGCGCCATCGACGACTCAACAGCCGAGTACAGCCCGCAGAGCATCGCGCTCCGTGAGGATGACTCCATTCGCTTTGTCCAGCGGGTGAACGCATCAGCCCTTTTCCGAGGGGAGCCCAGCATCCAAGCAGCGGATGAGGACGACCCACGCATGGACGCGGCTGAGAAGGTGTGGATGGACACCAAGCCGAAGAAGCAGAGCAAGGTGTGGGCTGACATGATCAGCAGCCAGGGCGAACTCCCCATGGAAGCGGTGCGCTTTGCCGATGACGTGGTGCGCCTGGTTGCCTACGACCCGTCCATGTGTACTTGGACCTACGACGCGGAGACCTCGAGCATCTTGCTCTCCCTGGAAGTGGTCGCCCCGTACCTGGAGCAGGAGACAGACGCCCGCGGCGAGGTGCAGCCCGGCGTGATGCGCCAATACAAGCGGGTCGTCACCGCTGAACGCATCGACGTGTGGATCGATGGAGACCACGACCTGGAGAAGAGCGGAGAGCACGGCATCAAAGACGGGCAAGGCAAGGGCGTCATCCCTGCCTCGGTCATGCTGTGGCAGCCAATGCCCGCCGACCCCACGCACGGGGTGCCCAGCTCGCACGGCATGGACGCGGCTGTGGCTCGCATCGACTCCATGTCCGCTCAGATGGACGCGGTAAGCAAGCGCTACGCCAACCCCTACCCAGTCATCAAGGGCGCGAAGGTCACCGACCCCAACGTCTTCAAGTTCGGCCGCCTCGCTTCCGGGCTGCCTGTTGATGCCTCTATGGAGTACTTGGAGCCCACGATGACCGGGCTACGGGAGATCCGCGAGGAGAAGCAGAACAAGCGCACCGCCATCCAAGACACCCGCCCGGAGTTCATCTTCCACGGTGCAGGTGCAGGTGCCAGCGGTGAAGCGCTCAAGGTGCGGGCTGCTCAGTTCGAGGGGCAGGTCTCTGAGGTGCGTGGCACGGTGTTCTCCGAGCTCGCCCGCTTGGTGGAGATCGGCGTGGCCTATGCGACTGGTGCCACCTACGACCCGGCTGACAACTGGCTGGTCGTGGATGCCCCTCCGGTGCTGCCGCCTGACATTGCCGCTCTACTGGAGACGTACGCCGCTGCCGATACGCTCAAGATCATCAAGCGCGCGGACATGGTGGCTGGACTGCAGCAGGTGGGGCTCGTCCCGAACGACGTAGACGCCGCCGAGTACGCAGCCGAGTTGGAGGATGCGACCGGGCTACGGGCTGCCGGGTTCTTTACGCCGCCAGCTGAGACGCCACCCACTACGGCTTAGAGCCTGCCCTTACTCTTGGGTCATAGGGCGGCCTCTCCCATGCCTCCTCCTTCCAACTTCCCGGGCAGTTCGGGTGATGGATAGGGTCTGCCCACGAACTGAAGTAGTCACAGGCAGGACAAGGCAGGTACCCACCCTCTTCTTCGCAGTGTGAGCAGATGACGTGGTGCACACGCCCACTTCTAAGCGCCCATGTGGTGCAATCTCCAGTGACTCCACAGCCTGCGCACTGCGCATCCACCCAAAGCGTCAACAACAAGGACTTGATGCTCGTCTGGGTCACTTGAGATCCCGAAGGTAAAGTTCACTGCCAGAAAGCTCTTCCAGCGTCGGAGTGGTGTAGGGCGGCCCCTTCACGTCTTCGTTCAAGGCGGCCCGGAACTCTTCGCGGGTGAGGGTCTTGCCCTTCTGACGGGCTCGCTTCTTGAGGGTTCTACGGCAAGCCAGTTCCCCCTCCTCGGTAAGGCCTGGGCCGCCGTGGTCACTCCCTGAGCGCTTCGGCCTGCACTTGGTCAACCTCATGCCGTAGACCTTCACTCCAACCCCAGCAGCACCGCTTGGCGCTCGTAGATGGCCAGCACCTCACGGCAGTCCCGCAGGTAGCACTCGGCCATCCCTTGACCTGCAGCAAGGCTTGCGGCGTTAACCTTCCGGGTCCACAGTAGACTTCTGTCTACCTTGCGACGACGCTTGGCCAACGCCCTTAGTTCTGGGGCTACTGCCATGGCAGTCCTCCCATCCCTGCACAGCAAACCACTGCAGTTAGAAGCAGCAACACATAGGGCTCCAATATGTGTCTCAAGAGGTGTAAACCCCAGGCTTTTCATCGCCAACCGGGTCGCGCCCGTAGAAGCAATGGTTTTTACTGCTTTGCTCCCACAACTGGGGCAACGCGGGGTGCTGCTTCACCACCGCCGCCAGTAGTGGCGCCACCTCGCTTAGGGTGGCATCCCCAGAGAGTTGCAAAGTCCAGAACTGCTCGCTGGTGTTCAAGGGGCCTACCACCCCTGGTATTTCAAACAGGGAGAAATACTCTGGGCCAGGAAGCGGCGCCGTATTGTTTATCTTGCCGTTTGCTTCTGCACTCAGCTTGGCAGCCGACTCCACCAAGTTGTCCGCCGCACGCTTCAGACGCTTCATCTGGGCTTCGCTTGACTCCTCGCGTGCGAGGGCTGCGGCTGCTTCGAGCAGCGTCTTAACGATGACCTCCGAGCTGTCCTCGGGTGACCACGGCACATCGTAGGCAGTCAGGTACTGGGTGACGATGTTGTACACCTCGCGGTGCTTCTTGGCCGCAGTCTGGTTGGCGTTGTTCATCCTGCCTTGAAGCGCCTTTGCGCGATCATTCCCGCACAGGCACCCGTCTGCCACCTCAGAGACGTGGAACTTGCCGGAATGGCTGATGGCATACCGATGGCCGCCAAAGGTGAGCCGTACTTGACCACCGTTAAGGCGGCTGACCCAAAGGTCTTCGACTTGACCCAGGTTGATACTCAGCAAGCGCTCGATGATTTTGCTAATTTTCTCCATGTTGTCCTCCCAGACCCCTACATCTTAACGCAGCGACTATGCCGATTGAAGCAACACACTATCCCAATCTGGCTATACTGAGTCTATGCCAAGGAGGGCTACCTCATGCAAATCCTTAGCGTTCAGGTTGGGGGCTGATGCCCAGCGCGAACCAGGACCTGGCCGACTACGCCGTTAGCCACCGCTTGCGGCTGCTCCGCTTGGAGACGGCCACCGTGCGGGACATGCTTGGCGCCTATGAGCAGGCGATGGGCAACGTTTCGCGTGAGCTGGACGCCATAGCGGACGCCGTAGAAGGTGAGGACGCGCTACCCAGTAGGGAGAGGGCGCGGCTTGAGGCGCTGCAGTCGGAGCTTGACGGACGGGTGAGGACTGCCCGCGAGGCGTTGCGTGAACGGCTTGGCTCCGAGCTCACCGCCACCGCAGTGTCAGAGGGCCCCGCTGTTCTGGCTGGTCTGGAGGCGGCCACCCCGACGGCTATTCACGCCATGCTTGGGGGTGTACCCGACGCTCAGGTGGTGAAGGCGCTGACCACGCCCATCGGTGTGCGGACGTGGAGCGAGGCCATCGACGTTAGCCTGTTGGAGATGCGCGACCGGGTCACCCGTGAGGTGGCGACTGCGCTTGCTCAGGGTGCCAGTATGGACAAGGCCGCGAAGGCTATCCGGTCTGCTTCGGGCTTCGTGGAAGCGTACAAGAACCAAGCCAGCAACATCGCCCGGACGGAGATCCAGCGCGTGGCCAACAGCGTGGCCCACGACACCTACGCGGCGAACTTAGATGTGATCAAGGGCGTCACCCGGCTTGCAACGCTGGACACCCGGACATGCATGGTCTGCGCGCCGCTGCACAATGTGACGTGGCTCTATGGGCCGGATGGGACGCTGCTGCCCAACCCCATCCACGGCCCACACATCACACCCCCGCTGCACCCCCGCTGCCGGTGCTTCGATGCGCCCCTGACCAAGTCGTGGCAAGAGCTGGGGCTACCGGTTGGGTTGACCCGTCGTGACCGTGAGCGGCTGGACGGTAGCCTGCCCCAGAACATGACCTACCCGGAGTGGTTCTCTCGGCAGTCGGTGGCCCGCAAGATTGAGATCCTTGGGCCAGCCCGGTACGAGCTCTACCAACAGGGCAAGGTGGGGATAGGCGGCTTCGCTGATGTGACGCGCATCCTGACCTTGTCCGAGTTGCCGTCACCTGCTTAGATCTCACCCATGCGGCTCTTGATCATGGCCACCGCACCCTTTCGGGTCTTGCCATTCTCCTCCGCCTCGAGCAGCGCAGCCAAGTAGTCGTCGCAGGTGCCATCACCGAGCGCGGTCGCGAGCCGGGACAGTGAGCCATCCAGCACGGACAGGTTAGCCACGTCCAAGGGTAGTTCGGCGGTCTTGCCGGGCGTTGCACCAGGCTCAACCACTGGAGTGGGCACCTTGCGTGCCTTGGGCTTGGCGGTGGCGTTCAGTGCTTCGAGGCGTCTTGCAGCCACGTGCGGACAGGCGTGCTGCTCAACGTAGACCCCGGACGGGGCGCCCTCCAAAACGATGCGACTGGCGGTGAGGTACTTCTCAATTCGGTACAATGCAGACATTATCGGCTCCTTTGTTGCCCATTATGGGACAATGCGGTACGATTCGCACGTAGCCATTCCAGCGGGACTCCGCCGCAACACCCATGAAAGTGGGAGCCTTTAGGCACAATCGGGAGATGGAGGATGCGCACAATGCTCTTTGCACTACGGATGATGAACGGTCTCAACCCAACCCTCTGCTCTGTCGATGACGGAGACGGCGGCGAAGGTGGAGACGGCAAGCCGCCGGTCGTTGACCCAGCAGCCGAGGGGCGCCTAAAGGCACTCAAGGCAGAGCGGGCACAACGTCAAGCCCTGGAAGCCGAACTTGCAGCCATCAAGGCGAAGCAGGAAGAGGACCGGGTCAAGGCAGCCGAAGAGCAGGGACGCTTTAAGCAGCTCTACGAAGAGAGCAACGCCGAGCGCACCGCTGCCAGTGTGGAGCTTGAAGCCTACAAGGCGAAGGAAGCGGCACGGGTGGAGGCTCAGACCGCCAAGGCTACCGCTGCGGTGGAAGCCCTGCCGGACAACCTCAAGGCGTTGGTGCCTGCAGGCTTGGACGCAGACGCGACCTTGGCTCAGGTGGAGCGCTTGAAGGCTCTCACCCCCAGCGGCCCTACCGGCACCATGGGCGGTGGCGGCAAGTTGCCAACCACTCAGATCGAGTCCACCCCTGCGGAGAAGCAAGAGGCCGAGCGCCTGATGCAGAACCACAAGATGCTGGACCTTGAGTCGGCGCTGAACCTCATCCGTTCGAAGAAGAAGAAGTCTTAACCGGCCCTACGGGGCCACTTTCCCAAGAGAGGCCCCCAAATGGCTGACAACTACGGACTCCACAAGGTCGTTGCCAACGTCCGCGTTCTCCTCGATGACGGCTCTGCCGCTGTTGTTGAGGGTGATGCCCTGACCACTGCCGGTGCAACCGCTGGCTACTACCGCCGCTGTGATGCCGCTGCTGAGGCCGTTTCCGGCTTCGCAATGGGCGACGCTGCCAGCCCTTCGGCTGACGGTGGCACCAGCGTCCTGATGGACATCTCCAAGGAGAACATCTACCGCTTCCCTGCTGACGCCGGCAGCGTGACGCAGGCTCTCGTTGGCACCGCTCTGGACATCGGCGCAGACGGCCGGAGCATCGACATCAACGGCACCACGACCGCAGACCTGTTGGTCGTGTCCGTCGATGTTGACCTCAACACCTGCGACGTTGTGCGCGTCTAAGCCTTCCCCACCTTGCTCGGGGCAGTGCCCCACACCTTCAAGGGGCAGCGCCCCGAACGGAGTCACAAATGGACGCCACTCATATCCCGGAACTCGTCACCCAGAGCGCCTACCCCGTCATGTTCCAAGCCTACGAGGACGTTCCCGGCGTTCGTGGCATGGTCGCAGATGTCCGCCCCGTCAATGCCGCCAACATGTACGGCACCAAGGGAACCACCATCATCGGTGGCTCCGACTTGGACGAGCGCATGGACAACGAGGGCTTCGGCCAAGACCGCCTGGAAGAGGGCTACACCTGGCAGATCAAGGTCCGCAGCTACGGTAAGGAGCTCCCCCTTGACCGTCGCATGGTTGAGGCTGCATCCAGCACCGAGATCGAAGACCTGATCACCGAGTGGGCCCGCAGCGTTGGCCGCAATGCCGCGTACCAGCGTGAGCAGTACGTCGCCGACCTCATGCAGAAGGCTACCCTGTCCGCTGGTAACAGCATCTTTGACGGCAGCTTCCCCGGCAACAGCGACCCCAACCCTCTGTTCATCTACGACGGACAGCCCGGCTTCAGTGCCGCGCACCCCATCGCTGTGGGCACCGGAACCTACGCCAACTACGGTGTGTCCCGCACCTTGACCTCGGCCAACCTCACGGCAGCCAAGATCGAGATGCAGCAGACTTCCGCAGTGGACGACCGGGGTAAGCGCATCATGAACATGGCGCAGACCATCGTGGTTCCGCCCTCCATGGAAGCCACCGCCCGTGTGCTGCTGAACTCGCAGTTGCTCCCCGGTGGTGCCAACAACGACATCAACATCCACCAGGGCACCCTTGGTCTGCTGGTCTCCCCCTTCCTGACCGACACCGCCAGCGCTTCGGCTTGGTGGCTCAAGGGCACCAGCCCCGGTCTCCGCTTCTACGAGCAGGGTGGTGGGCCAGCCTTCCGCACCTACGAGAACGAGAAGCAGAACCAGATCGTCGTGCAGTTGCTCGACTACTGGGGAGGCGGCTTCGTTGACTGGCGCGGAATGCAGGCCAACAACAAGGCTGCATCCTGATTTGACTTGGGCAGCTCAGCCTACGGGTTGAGCCGTTCCCACGTCCTCCCCGGTGCGACGGTCGCCGGGGTTGACGGGAGAGCGACCAAACGAAGGAGGACAGCATGGCGACGACATACGACCTCTCCAACGACATCGGCAAGGTACGGCTCGGCATCGGTGACACGGGCGCGGGCAGTGCATGGGTGTTCACGGATGAGGAGATCACCTACTTCCTGACGGTCGGCACCACGGTAGTGGGTGGGCAGATCGAAGCCCTCAAGGCTCTCCTGACGGCGCAGAGCTACCGTATCAAGCGCGCCAACGTGCAGGGTGTGACCTACGATGACACGGCGCAGGTGGCCGCTATCAAGACGGCGCTGGGCATCCTCGGCGGCGACATGCCCACCATCTCCGTGCTCAAGACTGGGCCCATGGATTGGGAACTCGCCCACTTCCAGGACGGCGGCCAGTGAACCTCTCCCGCTCCGCGCTGATGAACGACATCCAAGCCGAGAGCTTGAAGGCTGACATCAACGGCCTGCTGACCCTCGGGTCTCTCCCGGTGGCGGTCGTGTTCAGCACACCCACGGCGGCTACGGTCTTCAACCTGGCCACGGGTGCGGTGACGCGCCTGACGGATGACGACACCTTCATTGGCTGGCGCGCGGTGCTCTCGCAGAAGGAGGTCAACGACACGGACGGGGCCAAGAGCGGCGACGCCTGGTTGCTCATCCTGCAGGAGTCGGTCAGCACGCCCCCAACGTTGGACAGCTTTTGCACCATCGACAGCGCACGGCACAAGGTGGTCAGCCCGGTTGAGACTCCGCCGCTGAGCTCGCACTACCGTATGCGGGTCCGAGTCCATGCTTAGCATTACCATCGACAACGCCCGGCTAAACGCCGCCCTCGCCAAACTGGAGAAGGAGCTACCCGGCATCCAGAACCAGATCGTGCGCAAGCTTGCCTTTGACGGCGTGCGGGACATCGTGGTTAGCATCACGACCGGCGCATGGGGCAACCCTATCCGCGTGGACTTCGGCCGCTATCGGGCTGCGTGGGGTGTTGGCTCTCTTGCACTTGGACTGGGTGCTGCAGGTCCAACCAACGACGCCCACTCCGGAGACGGCAAGGGCACCGTACGCACCACTGACGGCCGCACCATGGCGACCATCACCAACTCGGTAGAGTACGCCGAACTCGTGGAGAACGGGACCGTCTACATGCGCGCAGGGCATCACGTAGCCGTAGCGCTCCAAAGGGTGGCCGAGGACGGGGAAGAGTTGATCCTTGCCCTCGGTACACCCGCACTACAGGACGCGCTGTGAGCATCGACCCAAGCAACCGCTGGCGCAACGCAGAGAGCACGCTGTATGTGTGGGCCGCTGGCCTGACCATCGCCGGCACCCCTGCCATGCGCTTCGACACCCAGCCCCAGCACGACGCCTCCGCCTTCATCCGGTGGACGCTGCGTCCGGTCTCCGAGACCATCGTGGGCTTTTCCGGTGTCCGTACGCAGAAGGTCTCCGCTCTCTTCGCTGCTACGGTCTACTGGCCAAGCATGGGCGACGACGGCACGGTGAACGCCTACGACCTGAGCAACGCCGTGGACGACCTGCGGGACGCGATGACCACGATCTCGGTGACCCTGCAGGACTATACGTCCGGGTCAGCCGTAGCCCTACCCGGAGCGCACACAATCCGCTCCGTTAGCCCACCCACCCATCAACATCTCAGCTCGCTTGAGGGGTACGACAGATCCGTCGTCACCGCTCCCGTGTTCTGGGATGCCTACAGAACCGCATAGGAGGCCACCATGGCTGCAATCGACTACGGCGCAGGTGTCGCCCCTTTCACCAAAGTGCTCAAGGCGCTCACCCTCTTTGATGGGACCGGTTCGCCGATCACCCAGTCCATGGTTGACTTTGACGGCGTTCTCGCCTTCGTGGACCAGCAGCGCGTCTCGGCCAGCTACAAGCCCAATGGCCGCCGCCCAACCGGTGGAGCAGTGGTCCTGGATACGGACGACAGCGAAACCGATGTGACCCTGAGCTTTGGCGCCAAGTCCTGGCTGGGATCCACCGTCCAAACCCCTTTGGAGTTCATGAAGGGCGAGACCGTCAACGCCATCGCACTGACCTCCACCGGCACCGCTGGCAAGTTCCTCTTTGGAATGGACCTGACCTACACCAACAGCGCCGGTACCGCCCAGGTCGTCAAGTACACCTACTGCGAGTACCTGAGCGGTACCGAAGTGGAGCGAGACGGCATCCTCTTTGTGGACGTGGCCTTGCGCATCCATGAGAACGGGCCGACCTCGATCACCTGATCCCCTTGCGGTGGCATCTGCGCCCGAAAGGGACCGTCCGTAGATGCTGCCGCTTTCCTTTGAGAGTCCTGGGAGGACACCATGAAGTCATTTGCAAAGCACGCATCCACCACCGTCACCCTTACCCGTGGCACTGAGACGCTCGAGCTGCGCCTGGTTGCCCCTATCGTTGGATGGGAGGACGAGATGCAACGTGTGTGGCAGCGCCCTTGCGATTGGAAGGCGACCGTGGGCGAACCACGCAAGGCCATCAAGCTCGACGACAACGACCCCCGCGTGCTGAACTGGCTGAGCCGTCGGTACTACCTGATGGTCGGCAAGGTTCTGGCCGAGGGTGGCGAGTTGGACATGGTCTACCCCTCGCCGATGCCGACGGATCAGAAGGACTTGGTCAAGCTTGCCGACTCCATCCGTGCCGAGCTGGCGCAGGCCAACATCCGAGAGGGTGACCTGCTGAAGCTGCTCAAGGGCTACAACGTCCTCCAGCATGGCGACCTGACCACCATCGCGCAGGCACAAGCGGCGGGAAACGACTCACCGCCCGAAGAGGCGACGTGACAGCGGCGGGGCTCCGAGTCTTGGCCATGGAGGCGGCATCATGTCGCTCTTGGGCTGAGTTCGCTGCCCTGCCTGAATCTGACCGCGACCTCTGGATTGGGAGAGCTTGGACACTCCGAGGCTCCCTTTCCACTGACGCACACCCCGCACCACCGCCGAGGCCCTAATGGCTGAGCCAGTAGTATTTGCAGTAGGCGCCGACCTCTCATCCCTCAAGAAGGAGCTGAGCAAGGTTGGCCCCATCGCCAACAAGACGGGCGAGATGGCCGGCGCTGCTCTCAAGGCTGGCTTTGCTGCGGTCGTGGGTGCTGCTGGCGCTACCGGGCTCTTTGCCAAGGGTGTGCTTGAAGAGGGTGCGCAGTTCGAGACCCTGTCCACACGGCTGACGACCCTCATGGGCAGCGCTGAGGATGCGCGGGACCGGATGCAAGAGCTTGCCAACATCGGCAAGACCACGCCCTTTGAGCTCCCAGGCATCGTGGAAGCAGAGGCCAGCCTGCGCGGATTTGGTGTGGACGCGGAGAAGGTGCTGCCCAAGGTGCTGGACCTGAGCGCGGCGCTTGGCTTGGAGCTCTCTGACGCCGCGGGTGCGGTCGGTCGTGCCTTTGCTGGCGGTGCCGGTGCTGCTGATGTACTCCGAGAGCGCGGGGTGTTGGCGGCGATTGAACTCCGGACGGGCATCAAGGCCACCAACATGGAGATCGGCCAATTCCGAGAGGAGCTGCTGACCACCTTGGAAGAGTACGAAGGCGGCAGCGCCCGACTTGCTGCCACGCTCAACGGGCAGGTGTCCAACCTGAAGGACAGTTGGGGCGACTTCCAGCGGCAAGTGGCAGACGCCGGCTTCTACGATGCGTCCAAGACGGCGATCACGGAGATCAACCGCCTGCTGATTGAAAACGAAGATCTTGTGTCCGACATCGCCCAGGCTACTGGGATGTGGCTCAAGGGCTCACTGATGTTCGTGGTTGAAAGCACGGGCGCGATTGCTACGTCATGGGACAAAATCTACTTAGGCGTGAAGGCTGTAGAGGGGCTGACCTACGGACTTGACGCTATTACGGCTGAGTGGTCGGCCAGTTTATTGACAGCAGCAGCCGAATTGTGGGGAATACAAGGGGACTTCCAAGATGGGCTCTTGAGCGACGCCGCCGCCAATGAACGGCAGGCCGCATCATCCCGTAAGGCGATGAACGCCATCAAAGCTGAGACTGCACCTATCCGCGCTGAGATACGCGCCATCGATGCTGAGACCGAGGCCATACTCAAGCGCATCGAAGAGTCCGGCACTGGCGGGACCACTACACGGAAGAAGAAGGACGGCAACCCAGGGGAAGACCCGGAGGTGGTTGCCCTCAAAGAGCGGCAGGACCTTATCGGCTCCATCCTCCAGCAGTACCGGGACGAGGAGGCGGAAGAGGCCGCGCAAGCCTGGGACGATGCAACCAAACTCCGTGAGCAGCAGTACAAAGACTGGGCGGACGCGGAGGAGGCAGCAGCAGAGGAGCGCCTGCGTATTCTGGAGGAGACCCAAGCCCGCAGAATGGCTATCGCCGAGCAGGGTGCAGACGCTACTTTAGCTATAGCCCGTGCGGGTGGTTCAGCCTTGTTGGACGAGGACATAAGTCTTGGCCAAACATTGAAGAAGCAAGGCTTGCAGCTCATCAGCGACCTACTAATGCAACTCGCGGGCTACTTCGCAACCAAGGCTATTGCCTACGCCGCCACTGGCAATATCCCCAAGGCGGCCATGTTTGGCGCTGGTGCAGCTATCGCCGCTGTTGGGTCCGGCGCTATGAGTGCTGTCGCCTCCAGCGTCGATACATCAAGCGGTAGTGAAGATGGCGAGACCTTCACCCAGGGTAGCCGCACCGAGGTGGCCACCGCTGAGGTAGGCGACACGGATGGGGGATTGGCTCAGGCTGCCGATGCCTTGGTTGAAGCTGCTGAAGACCTGAAGGACGCCGCTCGAGCATTGGCGCGGGGCTCCAGTGGTGGTTCGCTCTCGCGTACACTACAGAGACAACGCTCTATCTCCGGTCTCTTCTCCAGCTTCCAGGGAGCCTAAACTATGGCCCGCTATCTTCTCCCTCCCTGCGCCATCCTCACCGCTGACCGGGTCTTGTCGGCCACCTCAGAGAGAGGCGCCGCGATCCGGCAGGGTCCCATTCCAGACACCGGCAATGTCGGGACGCTGAAGCTCTGGGCTGAGCACGTTGACCCCGACGTCACCCCGGTCGCGCTCTCTCTGACGATGGAGAGCGGCGGCAACCCAGAGGGCTACATCCCTCCAGCCACGGCTACCGCAGGCGCTCGGCTGACGTGGCGTCTGAACGGAGAAACAAGCACTGCGCAGCGGGCATGGGTAGACCGGCCATTCACCAGCTTTCTGGACCGGCCCGCCTACAACGACGGGAGCAACACCTACGGCCAGCCCTCGCACCTCCGGACATGCCACAACGGGAGAGCGGGCTTTGTTGCCTACGACGACACCACCAACGACACCCTGACGTTCTTCTACAAGACAGACCGGCTCGATGCGTGGTCGACGGTGACTATTCACACCAGCACCACAGCCCCCGTTCTGAAGGGGCTAACGGGGCAGCCTGGTCTACTGATCACCGACGCGGGGCGCCTGATTGCCTATGCCCGAGTTGAGAGCCCTTTTACTGGAGGCTCTACAGACCGGTTCGTCGCAGCCTGGTACAGCGATGACAACGGGGACACCTGGACCCACCTGAGCAGCACGGCGGCGAACCTCGTCACCGACTCCGACATCATCAACGCCGAATGGGTCAACGGCTCCGCGGTGCTGGTTTGCGGAGAGACTACCGGTGCATCGGTGGACTGCTACCTCTCCACGTCCGAGGGCATCAGCTTCTCGCTGGAAGGGGCAGGGAATACCACCCTCTACCGCCCCCGCACAACGGTCTACGGAACGGTGGTCCTCATCCACGCAGACGACAACACCGGAGTCGTCTACCAGCAGTCGCTAAGCCCAGGCGGGAACGTCGATGATGAGTCCCTATGGACTGAGGTGACCGACATTCCAAGCAGCCTCGTAGACAACAAGCAGGGCTGCTTGACCACTGGAGACCAAGGGGAGCTCTGGGCGGTTCGTGTGGTCGATGACACAAGCGGGTGGAGCTATGTCTACTATTCAGATGATGGCGGCGCCAACTGGCAGCGCGTGGGCCAATCGCAAGAGGCCACGGCCAACATCGGCTTGGACATCAACTCCCTTGGAAACGCCTACACATGGGACGGGCTCAACGCCGGGATGATGGGCGGGAACCTGGTCGTGCTCGGTCGCACGCAAGGGGTTGCGGCAGTGAGTGATGGTCATGTGTTGGCCGCCTACTTTGGGGGATGGAACCGCTCCTTCTCCGAGCAGGTCTACGGCAAGTACGCGGGAGACAATTACACCTTTCACTATTGGCCTGTGTCCGAGCCTTCGAACCTGACTTGGACCAAGACCACCACAGGCACGGGAGGCACCGTGTCTATGACTGCCGACGGTTGGAACATCGCCGGGTCAGCAGGCGGCAACACCGACTACTCCATCCCTGGAAACTGGGTCACTGCAATGGGCAACGGTGGCAACGGTGTCCGGGTTCGGTGTGTTGTCGGTTCAACAAACGGGGGCGCAACCACAAACGCCCGAGGCCGTCTGCGTGTCCAACTGAGCACTGGCGGCAGCACCGCCCAATGGGTTGAACTCAGATTGAGCGCCGGCGGGATTGCCGCCTATGACACGTCCGGCGTTCTGGCTACGGACACAGGCGCCCTGAAGTTTAGCGGCCTAACCGAGTACATCGTCATCTTTGAGCGAGACGGCGGAGCCACGGCCAACACCGGACTATGCACCATCCTCTACCGGAGGAGAGCCGACACTGAAACCGCGGCATGGACGGCCCTGCTTACAGATCAGGAGATCGCTGAGGACGGGAGCGTTTCCACAAACGACATCCGCTTTGGAGGGAGTGTCAACGCAACCAGCGACATCAGCCTCCTTTGGCTGGGCATGGCGCCAGACGCCATCGGCGTAAACCTGGACAGCGCAGCTTTGGGGCGGGCGCTCTCCAACTCGGGTGCGATGTACCTGGATGCCGGACTGGCTGTTGGTGGCTACGGGACAGGCGCCGTCATTGGTGACGCCTATGAGCTCTCCCAGGTTGCCTCCTTTCCGAAGGAAGCGATCTGGAGCTTCCCGTCTCCGTCGGAGCAATGCCAATCGACGGACGACACAGCGCTCTGGCGGGTGGTCTTTGATGCTGGCGCCAATGACCGTTTCCATCTGGACCAGGTGCAACTCTTCGGGATCAACTTCCGCACATGCAAGGTGGAGTTCAACGGCACCGACTCTTGGGGCTCCCCTGCCGTCAGTGTGGACGTAGACTCGGCGGTTGCTACTTACGCGCTCGATGGTGGCGAAGTGGGCGCTGCTGGGTTGGACCTCGCAGCCGGTGCGGAGTTGGTACCACATGAGTACGCCAGCAAACCCGGTGCCCGCTACTTCATGCGCTTTGCAACCAGCGGCAACACCTACGAGATCTTGGACAACTCCGAGACCTTTCTATATGTCGGCGGCGTTGACCTCTCCGCTGAGTCCGGAGACGTGACGGTCTTCATGGACAAGGCATGGGTCAACGTCACCCAGGCACGGCTACGCTACATGGCCGTTACGGTCGCCGTTCAGGACACTTCAGACGGGTACTTCTCCCTCGGCTACGTCCAAGCGGGGAACCGGGTCACCATGAACGCTGGCGACGGCTCAGATGCCGCTTGGGGTTGGACACGGGGGACACGAACCCCGGTCAAGGTGGAGAAGGCTGCCAACGGCTACAGCTCGCCCACACTTCTCGGTGGCCCACAGAAACTGGTGATGCTCCCGCTACTGCCCAGCCTGGACGCGGTGCGCTCTTGGCATCAGGAAGTGGCGGCGCTGCACCGCTACCTCGGAGGTCCCAACCGAGTGGTTGGCATGGTGCTCAACTCCACGGAGACCAGCTTCCACAACAACGGCGGCCTCTTCCGGTTGACTGGGACCACTCAGAAACTGGTCAACGTCTACGGGGAGCAGGACACTCTTGAGCGGGTCCGAGCGTCTACACTGTCCTTTGAGGAGGTGGTCTGATGGCTGTCTTGGTGGTTGCCCGTGTAGATCTCCCTGACCGCACGCTGTGGATCAGTGAGGTGGCAATGTCCATCTCTTGGGCGGCCGGCGGGGTGATTGGAGCTCGAGCTGGTCTGCGTGTCGATGAGCCGCCACGCCGGACTATTGAGCAAGATGGCGCTGAGTCGGTGCAGATCACCATTGTGGGCGACCCCCTGAACCTTCGGGCGGGCACTACAGATCGGGCCATGCCGGGTGCTATGCGTGTGGAGGTAGCCCTATGGGAGACCGGCACCGACTGGGACACCCGCGAGACCCTGATCCAGGACGCCACAGCATCGGCCATCAGCCAAGACATCGGCGACGGCGGAGCCATGGTGCTCACCGTTCGCCGGGATCTTGTCTCCGAGTCGCTTCAGGCTGGCGAGGACTACACCATCGCCGACAGCTACAAGGGCACCCTCCCAATTGGGACGAGCGCGGAGTACTACGACCAAGGGCGCCATGACCGCATGTGGCCCATCGCTTTGGGCAAGTGCTACGGCGTCCCACTCATCCGTTGGCAACGCAACATCACCACGGACTTTGCGCTGGTCACTGGGCACAACATCCCCGAAAGCGATGTGGTGGTCTACAACGACGGGCAAGAGTTGGCATCTGCGGGCCGATACACGCCCGCACCGGTAAACACAACCGTGGTCAGCACCCAGAACGGGATCAGGCGGCAAGCCTCCTACATCACCGGTACCGATGGCACACTGGATACGGGGGGAGCATCCTGGGAAAACGAGGATGGCACCGTTGCCAACTACACCCGGAACCTGACGACAAACCTGGTCCACGGTGGGCTCAGCAACGGGAAAAACGAGGTCATCATCGGCGCCGGCATGGTGCTGGACTACTGCCTACGCCAAGCCGGACTGCCCATCGACTTCGACAACTTGGCCCCGACATTGGCGCGGCTCAATGGCTGGGACGTTGGGGTCTACATCGACGGCCGGGCGGAGTGGATGAGCATCATCAGAGAGCGCCTGATGCCTGTGTTGCCTATCCGGGAGCACCAATCGGACAAGGGAATCTGGTTCTCCTACCATGTGCCCTGGGAGCGCACCCCCCGCGGCACCCTGACGGAAGGCGTAGACCTGCACTTCACCGGATCGATCTCTTGGGACATGGAGGTAATCAACACGGTGGTGATGCGTTTTGCCTACCGCTACGGGCTGGGCGACTACTCCGAAACGGTCACGGTTGGGCCCGACCAGTCCGCCCTCTGCGCCTCCAGTGCCAGCCCCCAAGCCTACGGCCCCCGCCCAGGCCAACCCATCTCATCCACCGTCCTGCACACGCGGAACGCGGCTATCCAGGCTGGGCTTGTGATAGCGCAAGCCAACGCGCTACCCCGGCGCACATTCACGGCAATGGTGTCCCCGTTGTGGGCCTGGCTACGTCCGGGCGACACGCTCAAGGTGGACTCTACATCACTCGGCGGCAACGGCATCCTCGTCCAGGTGATGGAGACCCCGCGGCGCACATGGCCGGGAGAGGTCGTGTTCCAGACCGTACCCAGAACCGTGCAAGCTACTCCAGGTAGCTGATGACCACGGATGAACTGCTATCGAAGCAGGTACCCACAATGGCCTCCGAGCTCTCAACGTAGAACCAGCCCTCTGCGTTGCTGCAGATCTCTTGGCCCGCCTCACCACTACACTCCATCGCGCCAACCACCACGGCACCGGCTGGCATCGTGTACTCCGGAGCGTCCAGGTCAAAGGTCGCCTCGTAGGCGCAGGGCATCTCCACAAAAGACAGGGACAGGCCCGGCGCAGGCTCAACAACGAGGGTGCTGGGGTCAGCGTCAAAGCAGGCGATAAGCGAAAGAAGCAGAAACATGGGTCCTCCCTTGGACATGAACATCCTAACTACAGTCGCACTTGGTGCGCTATTTCATTTCCCTACAGCGTAGTCGCCCCGTACTGCAAAACCAACTGGCACCAACTCAGTCCCTGTGGAACGTCGCCGGTCACCATCAGGTTGAACTTGATTGGGTAGGTATAGGCGCGCATGTCCCCGATGTTGCCGTTGAACCCCAGGGTTTGGCTGTAGCCGGACAGGGTAAGATCGATAAGCGGAGAGCCGGGAGACATCACGCTACGGACCTCGAGATGCACACTGGCATTGCTGACCGCGTCCAAGGGGACACCGCTGGCTCCCATGAGCACCAACCGGTAGCCCGTGGCCTTCGTCCATCCACTTGGCGGGGCGGGCACTGTAGACAGAGTGCCGAAGGAGTACAGCGTGTGCTGCTGGTTCTGCGTGGGCGTCCCTGACCGGTGAAGCGAAACCAGCCCCGCGCCAGCGTTGGCGAGACTGTCCACGTCGTAGCGCCATTGGCTGCTGCCGGGTGCGTCTACCAGTTCGCCGTCTGGATCTGCTGCTTTCCCGCCCATGTGGAACTCCTTTAGACGGACAGCATAGCGCGCACCACTGGGATAGTGGCGTGCGAATACACCGCATTGGTGCTAATGTTGGGACAAAGGAGGCTCACCATGGCCGGAACACTGCGGGATTACTCAAGCATGACCATGGGTGGCCCACGCGGTCGCTCCGGACTGGCGGTCGATGCATCCAACGTGCGATACCCCGACGTTGTCATCGTCCCCCCCGGCTGCTTTGTGTTGGCCATCAAGCCAGAGGCGAACACCTGCTGGCTGTTGAATGAGGGCGTCGTGGCTGGCACAGCACTGGATGCGGCCCTCGCCACCGCCAACGGCATCGAGGCCGTAGCAGACTCTTGGGGCTCTCTCCCTGTCCAACCAGGC